AACGGATACGCCGTGCGGTGCGTAAAACCTGCTGTTTTTCCAAGAAGATGTTCTATCACGTTAAGGCATTTGCCATCGGTTTTTTCTATATCAATTACGGGCGCGTTTGAGGCAGCATACTTTTTAGGACACCACCGAATTTTGAACGCTACGCACGTCGCGAACCGCGTATGGATACATCCGTTTTGGTGCGCTTGTCGAAAACCGACCGCGAGCGCCTCCAGCTTTTGACCAAGCGCACCAAGGTACCCATGAGTACGTTGACCTATGAGGCCGTGCGCCATATGCTTGAAACCGAGTCTGCCGAAGGCGGTACGCAATGACCAGCAACTGGTTAGGCGTAGCCAGTCTGCGCGCTGGGAAAATTGACCGAAAAGGTCGAATCGACTATGCGGAGGGCGACGAGCCGTTCACCTATCGCAACGCAACGCCGCAACCGCGCCTGTTTGAGGCTGGTTTTCGGGTGCGAACCGAATGATACGACCTGCTGTTTCTGACTGCCCGGCATTTGGTAATACAACCGCCAGTATTTGCGGCCGTCGGCCGATACCTGCAAATACAGCCCACCGCCGTCGAAAATATTTTTTGACCTTCAGAGCGTCCGCGTCCACGCTGACGCAAAAATGCCCACAAACCCGCGCCAGTTCTGGCGTTTTGGTGTCTTGTGGGGATTACTGGTTTCAAATCTTGGAGCGGGTGAAGGGAATCGAATTCATAAAAAAACATTATAAATTTCATTAGATAGGGATTTATATATCCCAGACAGTACTACATAAATTACTACACTTAATCATACGACGTATCGCGCGCGCGCGCACGTATGGCGATGCACTCCCAAAAGTCTTGGGGGGTGTCGGGAAAAGTGTAATAACTGTAAAAAGTCGAAAAATCGCTTGCAACCATATAAAAACAAAGGGAAATTCCAGAACGGCAAAGTGTAAGAAAAGTGTAATTAAAGTGTAAGCAGATTACACTTTTTTTTGTAATTTGAGCGTCTATTAAAAACAATCGCTTACGTCAGATTACACTTTTAATTACAGAAAATTACACTTTTTTGTAATCGTGAATTCCCATAAATAACAAAAGGATGAACCCTAAAAAAATGGGGCTTTACGGATATTACACTTTCCCCGCAATCCCCCTGCTCCTTTGGAGAAAAATCCAAAAAAAAGAGCCATATTGGCTCATTTTCGTTGCATCGTTGCTACTGCGATGCGCGTCGCTTTTCGGTGTGTTTATTCGTCGCACGCCCCGCTACGGGCGGCGGCTGACTGGGAAATCGCAAAAATGTGATACCCCCCACGAAGAGGCGGCGGGCGAGGGGCGGAGTTGAGCGCGCAGCGGCGGGTGTAGGTGCTGCTCGTGATGGTGGTCGCTGGTAGGCGAGACGTCATTGCATAGATGAGAAATCTAAACTAAATGATAATCAAATATAATGAATGGCTGATTTTGTGCGCGCGAAAATGTGCCGCACAGACGGCGGTCAGATGACATGACAGGCAAGTAAATGCCCACAGGCACGACGTATGGCAACGACGAGGCTGACAGTGCGCGGGGCGAGGCGTAAAGTTGCGGCTCTGTCGCCCCGGTGCGCCGGTTGTTGTGTTGTCGCTGATTACGGCAAGGCACACGCGGGGACGGCAGCCAAAATGAAGACGGCGACGCCGCAGTGGTGGAACACCGCGACGCCAGCCCGCAGACAGTCCTGCAAGCCTGATGCCGCCGCTCGATCGAGCGCGGTGGATTTTACCGGAATAAAGGACACTGCATGAAAATCCGTTGCATCCGCTGCAACAAACTGCTCGCCTGTGGCGTGGGCCGCCTTGAAATCAAATGCCCGCGCTGCAAGGCCATCAATACCATAGACACCTGCCCCGGCGGTTGCCCCGCCCCCTCGCGAGCATCGCGAATGCCATTACCAGAACTGAATGGCAAAAAAGATGCACAGCAAAGCCCCGCTTCCCTTCATCGGGCAAAAACGGGCATTCCTCAACCAATTTGTGACCGTCCTGCACCAGATAATCCCCGGTGATGGTGACGGCTGGACCATCCTCGACGCCTTTGGCGGCTCTGGCCTGCTCTCGCACGCAGCCAAACACCACAAACCGGCGGCGCGCGTCATCTACAACGATTTCGACGGCTACGCCGAGCGCCTGCGCCACATCCCCGACATCAATCGCCTCCGCCGCATCCTCGAAGACGTCCTGCGCCATCATCCGCGCGGCGTCCACCTGAAAACGGCCAAACGTGCCGAGGTAGTGGCGGCCATCCGCGCCTTTGACGGCTATACCGATCTCAACTGCCTGATCAGCTGGCTGCTGTTTTCGGGCAATCAGGCATCTAGCGTTGAGGATTTATGCAGCAAGCATATGTATCACGCCGTGCGCCGCAGCGATTTCCCGGCCGCCGACGGCTACCTCGACGGCCTCGAAATCACCCGCGAAAGCTACGCCACCCTGCTGCCGCAACACGCCGCCAACCCGCGCTGCCTGCTCATCCTCGACCCGCCCTATATCTGCACCATGCAGGGCGCATACAAACAGCAAGGCTATTTCGGCATGGTCGAGTTTTTGCGCCTGATGCAACACGTCCGCCCGCCGTTCATCTTCTTCTCGTCCACCCGGAGCGAGTTGCCCGCTTACCTGCAACTGGTCATTGGCGAGCGCCTGCCCGGCTGTGAGCGCTTTACCGATTACCAGACCATCAGCGTCAACACAGTCCTCAATTCGACGGCGCGCTACGAAGACAACTTGATTTACAAATACTGAACAAAAACAACGCCGGGCATCCCCGGCGTTTCCTCTTTTTCGCCCTCATTTGAGGCGACGCAAATCAACTTGGATCGAGCGCCGCGATCTCATATCCCTCGAAAGCGATGACCGACTCGCCGAGCCAGTCGTTAATCTGTAAAAACCGGTCCTGCAACGGCCGTACCTCATTGCGCGCGAATACCGTCGCCGCATCCGATATGCTGCCGAAACCGCTGCTGTTGGTCGGCACAATGCCAATCAGGTTCGGCGGCACACGGCAGGCGGCGAGCTGGTCGTCGCGCGAAACGGCTTTAATGTTGAAAAACTCATCTTTGGCGGCGACCTCGGAAATCGGCAGCAACTTGATGCCATCCGGTTTGCCATTGGGCGCATATAACAGCAAATTACGGAAATTTCCCGGCCCTTTCGATAATTTCAACTGCTCCTGCAACGTGTCAATATCCTCCTCATTGATATTGGCGTCGGTCAAATACATGATATAGCCTGCGTGCGAGCCATTGCGGTAATAGCGCAAGCGGAATTTGGTGGCCGCCTCATTAAGTAGCGCCGATTGAATGGCGGGCAACCATTCCGGCACACCATAAATCTCCTGATTCACATCCGGCTCGAACAAATGAAAAATTGACCCTTTGGGGAAATCGTGAATGGCGTAGCCGCTGAAGAAATCCCGGTCACGGATGATGAAGCGGTAACGGTTATCGCGGCTGCGGCGGGTGAATTTTGCCGGGGAATGGCGCAAAGCCAACAATTTGCCACTACGCGCATACGAACGCTCCAAATACGCATTGCCAAACCACAAATAATCCATAATCAGCTTTGAAAATTCCTGCCGCGACAATAGCGGATGCGGCTGGTAACAACTGGTGAGGATATTGGCTTTTGCTTGCAAGGCGCTGCGAATATAAAGCAACGAATAATAATATTTGGCGTGTGCGTCAATAGAAAACGGCAATTCATAATACTCGCCGTTGAATGCGCATTCGAGGTATTGCAACAGCATTGCGCCGGTTACTTCGATTTCCTCGCCCGCCCATTGAAACGAAAACATCCGCTGCGCTTCAGCGGTTTTTTCTTTCTTGCCTTTGAACATTAAAAACTCCAAAAATTAAAAAATACGGGCAAAACCGCGTTTACCGGAGAAACCGGCCTCATCAATAGTACCGAGCGGGTCATTAATCAGCGCGTGCATCGTCGCCCATGCCAAATCAGCATGGCCGGTGGCCGCAGTACGGTTTGCCTTGTAAGTAACCTGCCGCCCGCTGCCCGTCTGCGCTTGGTGAATCGTCAAAAAGGCATGGGCAATATCCGTCCATCCGGCATCCCATTGCAGGCGGCCGTGGTGAATGAGCTGTTTCGCCTTCAGTACCATTTCGTTTTTTGCCTCGACGGTGTAAATGATTTTCTTGGCGCGCGGATAAAATTGGCGCACCAAATCATAAACGGCCTGCCCGATACCGGTAGCGTCAATGGCGATATTGGTCACGTTATAAATGCTGCAAAATTCCCGAATTTTTTGTGCCTGCCCGTCAAAATCCAGCCCGTTAAAACTCTGCTTATCGACAATGCGGAAAATCCCGCCCTCGACCCGTGGCGGAGCAATGACAACCAACGAGGCATCATCCTGCGAGCGGCTGGGGTCGTAACCAATCCACACTGGCGCATCATCGAGTGGTCGTGCGGCGAGCGGGGTGTAGTCTTTCCATAATGTCCACGCATCGACCATGCAGCGCTGCAATTCCGCCATCTTGAAGATGCTGTCCGTGTCATTGACGAATTGGCACATCAGCAAATTCTCAAATTGTCCCGGTGGGAATTTAATCCGCAGTTTTTCCATCGTAACGAGGTCAAAACCACTATTGATAGCATCCTCAATAGTAATCACTTGGCGGAAATACCCGTCTTCGCATAGCCGCCCGTCTTTGAGCGCTTTATGCGACACGTCCAAATCAATATGTTCGGATTTTGGGCGGCCTTTGTTAAATTCCGCGCCTGTCCATAACGGATAGGCCTCATGGGTAACGGTTGAGGGCGTGGAGAAATAAGTAATGCGGCGGTCATCGTGTACCGTCATCCCTGCCGCTACGTGTTTGAGTTTTTTGAACTGCGGAATCCAAAAATATTCGTCAATGTACAAATCGCCGGAATAGGATTGCGCCGTATTGGAATTGGTACCGAGAAAATATAGCGTAGTACGTGGTGCCAGTTTGATATGCTCGCCCTTGAGTTGTATGCCTAACACCTCATCGACGAAGGCGACGATATTGCTGCGGAAAATATGCGCCTGACTTTTCGAGGCGGAAAGAAAAATCTGGTTTTTGCCGGTATCCAATGCCGTCAATAATGCTTCCAACGCAAAGTAAAACGTTGCACCGATTTGTCGGCTTTTGACGTACTGGCGCATTTCGTATTGCTGCGAGTGTTTATACCACGCCTTCTGATGCGGATAGATGCGTTTATGAAATTCCCGCTTCAATTCGGTAAGCATCTCATCGTCAATTTTTCCGGAATCGCCACGCTCCTTTGCCTTGCGCCGTTTGGCCTCATTGCGATTGCGCACTTTGGGATTCAAATCCGCCTCATTGCCGCCGTCCTCATAGCGCTCAATGCGTGCCGTCCGTTCGAGAATTTTGGCGAGTTTGTCCATTTCGTTGTAGTCCTTTTCGGACTTGTCGTCTTTGGCAACGAGGACAGCAAGGCGCACATCAATCTGCTCGCCGATACGGCGGGCAGTTGTGGCCCGGTCCCATCCCTCGCGCGTCTTCCATGAACGGACGGTGGTATCGGGGATGCCCATCAGGCGGGCAATTTCGGCACAGGTAAATCCGCGCCAATATAAGAGGCGCGCATTTTTTTCGGGAGATAGATCAGGATTTATTAAGGTCATCATGGCGCGCATGATGGACAGGCGCGCGCGTACGCAAAAGGACGAATTTCCCATAGGTTGCACGTATGGGAAAGTAGTGATTGAGCCAAACGGCAATCGCGGCAAAAATCGTGGCAATCGCATCACTCAACCCGGAGAAAAAGTGAAATACCACATTGTCGCCACCGAAGGCGCAACCATTGACGGCCGACACATCAGCGGCGAACACCTCGAACAGATGGCGAAGAATTACGACCCCGCCAAATACGGCGCGCGCATTTGGCTGGAACATATCCGTGGTCTGTATGCCGACAGCGCTTTCCCGGCATTGGGCGATGTTACCGCCCTTAAAACCGAAAAAAACAAAGACGGCAAAACCGTCCTGCTCGCTGCTATCAATCCGACCCCCGAACTGGTCAAAATCAATCAGGCGGGGCAAAAGGTTTACACCTCGATCGAAATCAATCCGAGATTTGCCGATACCGGTGAGGCCTATCTAGTCGGCCTCGCTGTAACCGACAGCCCGGCCAGCACCGGCACCAGCCGCCTTTCCTTCAGCGCCATCCAGAAAGAACCAGAACACCTCTTTTCCGATTATTTCCTGGCCGATTTAAGCGACGAGGAGAAACCCTCCCCCGGCATTATGGACAAAATCAAAGCGATATTTTCCAAACAGGAGAACGCTGAGAAAGACAACGGCAAACGATTTGCCGGAATTGAAGAAGCCATTACCACCGTTGCCAATGAATACAACACGGGCAAAAAAGGATTGCAGGGCGATATTGATGCGCTAAAAAATCAATTCACCGAACTGCAAAAGCAATTCGCCGAACTAAAACAGGCGATGGATACCACTCCGGCAAATCTGCCTGAACCGGCACAATTATTTACAGACCCGCGTCCCATTGCCAATGGCACGACCGACATCCAAACCGATTGCTAAGGACTACAAATGCACAAGCAAACCCGCGACCATTTCAATAAATTCCTGCACCGCGTTGCGGAATTAAATCACGTGGCCGATGCCACGCAGAAATTCAACGTCGAACCATCCGTTGAACAAAAGCTGCTGGAGAGAATTCAGGAAACCAGCCCCTTCCTGACGCTGATTAACAACATTACCGTTGACCAGCAGGAAGGCGAAAAAGTCTTTATCGGTGTGAATAGCACCATTGCTGGGCGAACTGATACCAGTGGCAATGCCGAGCGGCAAACGCGCGACGTCAAAACTTTGTCCAATGACAAATACCGTTGCGAACAAACCAACTTTGACACGCATATCCGCTACAACACTCTCGACAGTTGGCGGCATCGTCCCGAATTCCAATCATTGCTGCGCTTGGCGACCAGCAAACAGATTGCGCGCGACCGCCTGATGATTGGCTTTAATGGTACATCGGTTGCCGCTGATACCAACCGCACCACCAATTCCAAATTGCAAGACGTCAATATTGGCTGGCTGCAACAATTGCGCGCGCACAAATCCAGTGCGGTCATGAGCGGCAAAAAAATCGGCAATCTCAACGACAAAGACTATCCGAACATCGACGCTGCTGTCTATGACGCTGCGCACGAATTGATTGAGCCGTGGTATCACGATGACGAGTTGATTGTGATTGCCGGACGCAAATTGCTGACCGACAAATACCTGCATTTGATTGGCGACAACGATAAACCGACCGAACGCCGCGCACTGGAAAGTTTAATGGTCAGCCAATTATTCGGCGGCCTGAAAACCATCGCGGTGCCATTCTTCCCGGAAGATGCATTCATGATTACGCCGCTGTCGAATCTCTCTATTTATACGCAAGCCGGTTCGACGCGCCTGTATTACCTCGACAATCCGAAAAAAGACCGCATCGAAGAATACCGCAGCATGAATGAATGCTACGTCATCGAAGATTACGATGCCTGCTGTCTGGTGGAAGGTATCAAAGTACCGAAAGCCGACGGCTCTGGCTGGGAGTAAAACATGGCAAGCCCTGCACGATTGCACAAACAGCGCGAAGAAGCCCGCCGCGCCGCCGAACGTGCCGCCACCGAAGAAACCCCGGTGCGCGGCAGCGCGCATGAACTGGCGCTGGCGCAACTGGCGCAAGACAAGCGCCAGCTGAAAGAAATCCAGTCCACCGAACGACGCCAAGAACGCAAGGCCGAGCTGATGGCAGAGAACTGGAACGCCTATATCGACGGCGCACTCGCCGCCGACAGCGGCGCGCATGACCCGGTCATCAGCCAAATGCTGCCGTGGTGTTTCGACGTCGGCGACATCGAGCGCGCCTTGCGCGTCGGTGATTACCTTGTCCGCCACGACCTGCCTGCCCCGGAAAGTTTTGCCCGCAGCGCCCCCGCCGTGTTCGCCGAAATGGCGGCCGAGGCATGGCTCAAGACCCCGGACGGCGTTATCCCGCCCATCAGCGCGCTGCAACTGGGCGATGTTTTGGAGACTATCAGCGGCCACGACATGGTGGACGAGATACTCGCCAAACTGCACCGCGCCCTCGGCGAGGCGCTGTATTCCGAGGGTGACAACGAGCGCGCGCTCATCCACCTGCGCCGCGCGGTAGAGCTTAATCCCAAAGTCGGTGCTAAACCGACGATTGCCAAAATCGAAAAAGAGATTGAGGCGGCGTCCCCGCCCCCGGCACAACAATGACTCAACCAGCCCGCGCGGGGCGTGGCGGCGCAAAGGCTTTCCGTTAGTTTCACCTTTGTCCGCTGCAACCGCGCACCTGTGGAAGCCTGCGCGTGGCAGGGATGACGGGTTTTCTCCTGTTACCGTCATCAACCACGCACTTTTTCATTAAGGATTTTGCTATGAGCGAATTATTGAAATTCGGCGAACAATTGCAGCAAAAAAGACTGGAATGCAGGCAAACGGTCCAATCATTTGCGGCAATTACGGGAATTACGGAAGCCCATTTGAATGCCATTGAAGAAGGCAAAAGAGCCGTCCCCGTGCCATTGCTGTTAAAGATTTACCACTGCCTCAAATATGCAGGCGGGCAGGCATAAATGAGCGCATTTATTCCGCATAGCCCTGGCAATCCGCCTGCGAATGCAGACCGAATTGTACCGCCGGATGATTTTTATCCCGCGCTATCCGTCGCCGAATGGAAATTGCGGATGCGCGTGGATGATAACGTCAGCCCCGCGCGCAGCACCGAAATCCTTAACCGCGCCATGCTCGACATTACCGACGAGCTGCGTCCATGGCGCGCCAAGCAAACCACCACCACCCTCGCCGATGGACGCGACAGCGCGCGCTACCTGCAAGCCGTGTGGCAACGCGCCAAAGCGTATGAGCTGGAGCAATACCGCGACATCGACACCACCGACAGCGGTAGCCGCCGCGCCGAGGGCATCGAAAGCCGCATTGATACCGCGCTGCAACGCTCACGCGAAGCATTGCGTAGTCTGATGGGACGCGGTCGCGCGACCATCGTCCTGATATGAGGAGCGCCATGAATGCAAACCGCTTACGCACACCAGCACGAAACCCTCGACGACGTCCTCTACCGTATTACCGGCAACCCCGCGCCGATTGCGCAAGTTATGGCGGCCAACCCGCACGCCTTGCACTCGCCACGGCTGGCCGAGGGGACGCCCGTTCATATTCCGCGCACCCCGACCGCCAAACCCGCACCCACCGTCAAACTCTGGGAATAACCATGCCCGACCCGATTACCAACAGTACCCTCGGTGGCGCAGCGCAACCCGCCCTCGGCGCGGTACTGACCAAAATCCTCATTTACATCGTCGGCCCGGTCGCCGCCAGCATCGTCGTCATGACGATGGCACAGCCGAAAAGCCCGCGCGAATGGTTTAGCGCCATCATCAGCACCGTCATGTGTTCGATTGGCCTCGGCAGCTACGTCATCAGCCATTACCTCAACCTCCAACCGCTCGCCGACGAGCTGGCCGGGATGCAAGCAGGGGCAATCTATTTTCTCTGCGGCCTGCCCGGCTGGACGGCGGTGCGCGCCATTTTTTACACGCTGGAGCGCTATCAGCAAACCGACATCCTCGCCATCCTCGCCAAACTACGGAGCAATAACCATGACCAAAGCAACTCGCCAAATGACCCAGACCGGCATTAACGCACTGCTTACCCGCGAGGGTAGCCGCAGCAAAATGTATTACGACACCGCCGGTCTGCCGACCATCGGCGTCGGCCACATGCTCACCCGCTCGGAGATGACCAGCGGCAAAATCTGGATTGAGGGCGAGGCCATCCGCTGGCGCGACGGCCTCAGCAACGACCAGATTGCCCGTCTCTTTGACCGCGACAACGACCTTGCCGAGGCCGCCGTCAGCGATCTGGTCAAGGTTGATCTGGCTGATCATCAGTTCGATACGTTGGTCAGCTTTGTCTTTAACGTCGGCATCAATGCCTTCCGCAAATCCACCCTACTGCGCAAATTGAACGGCGGCGATTACGCCGCCGTCCCCGAACAGTTGCACCGCTGGATTTACGCAGCGGGCAAACCTGTCCTGCGCTTGCGCCGCGAAGATGAGGCACGCCAATGGGAGACGCCCTATGCTGTCTAAACCGCTGGCCATCATGAGCGCGGCGGTGCTGATTGCTTACAACATCGCCTCGGTCGGCTATGCCTACCGTGCCGGACAGGCGAGCGTGCAACGTCAACAACTGGAGACCTTTGTCGGCGAGCTGCAAACGGCCATTGACCGCCACAACGTGCAACTCCTGCGTTATGACGTGCTGGCCGCCGAATTTGCCGCCAACCACGAACGCACCCAAAACCAACTGAAACAAACCGGGGACACCCTCAATGCCTACCTTGCAACGATTGACCGGCAAAAGCCTTGCCTTGAGTCTGGCGCTGTCAGCCTGCTCAACCAGCACATACGTCCCGCCACCCAGCCCGCCGGTATTGCCCCCGCCGCCGGCCGACGCGAGCGC